GAAGGATGCCCAATCTCGCTTCTGGCGAAGCGGTAAAACTGGGAACCGGATGGTTGCGCCAAACGGCTTATCGGCGTCGGCTGTAGCGCCTAAAGATACCATGCCTGAGCTACCCGCCGTGGATTGGTGTCCGCCCAGCGTACCATATTGCGAAGGCGTTCCGCCACTAAGAGCAGTCAAGACGATACCCGGTGGGTAGTTGGAGACATAGTCTCCCGCCGGATTCCAGGCTCTGCTTCCAGAGTGGAAGCTCACGTCACGATATTTGAGAGGACCGAAAACGCCGAACGGAAGGAATCGAGCGTCCATTCCACCGCGAGCTATATCTTCGTTCATGACTACGCGAACATAATTAGAGCGATTTTCATACTGTCCATAACACCGATTTGCTTCAGTCACAGAGTCATATTTTTCATATTTGTCGCCCATTATTCGCGCGATATAATTAGGAGACGCCGGATTCAGATCCAAGCCGTCATATCTCTCTATAATGATTTGCTCATTGTCCGTATCATTGATGGAGCGCAACAGAACGCTAAATGATCCAAAGGTCTGGAAATCACCAGCCGGTGCCTTAACATTTGAAATAGATACTTTTATCTCGTTTTGAGCCCAGTCACCTGCGCTTAAAGCTTCTAGCCGGAAAAGCTGTTGTTTTTCCCTGGGAACATAAGATGCCGTGTTAGAACTTAAATCTTGCGAGATGAACCAGCCCGTACTACTTCTTTGCGCGGGGAATTTAAAGTTGTGTCCCAAGTTGCCACCATCATCCACCATCGGGACGAGACATGCATTATATGTGGTACCCAAGTCAGCGTTGAGAACTCCCAGGGAGTTGAGTCCTTGCCCGCTCAAACTTCTTTCGTAACTTTGTCCAAGCCAGAACTGACCTCCCAGCGAAGCGCTTTGAGCGGCTGGAGTGGTAATTTCGTCATTTACGATGGTGGGATTAGTATTAAATACATTCCTAACAAAATTGGCAGCGTCAGGACGAAGACTGAAAGATTTTTTCTGGAAGATCGACACGTCGTCAACGCCCGCCTTGGAAACAGCAAGGGTTAGATTTCCATCAGCGGTGGTGAACATCGTACAGGCAGAGGCGGTGAGAGCACCTGTGCCCAAATCCGCCGAAGTATTACCGCTCAACAGCAAACGTCCAGCATCTGTATAAAAGACTGCTGCTACTGCACCCGTCATGTTGAGGGCGCTGTCATCTGACCCGCTGGGGAATACGCACAAAGCCCATGCACCACCATCCGCTGGCGTGGCAAAGTCGAAGCCGTTCTCGGTGCCGGCGTTTCCGCCGTACCATCCAGCTTGACCATTACGGTTAGTGGTCGATGCATTCGCATCCTGAACCCCGACAAGTCGCATGAATGTAAGGGGTGAGTTGTTTCTGAGCCACGCTTGCGCAGCATAAGGCGCATAGGTAGGCGACGCTGTATTGCCGTCGCGCCAAAGATCGCCGCCGCTTCCACCCGGAATGGGGTTGCCAAAGGTGTCCACGAAATCCGAAAATGAATTAATCTTAACCGGTTTCATCGCGGGTCCCTTGCGGGCTCGACCAATAATCATGGGTCCTACATCTGTCGGCTCCGCGGGTAATTGGGAATTATCGATCTCATCGATAAAGACGCCGGGGGAAATGAACTTAAATTTTCTTGAAGAATTGTCCGCCATTTAACTTTATTCTCCTCGTGATAGCTTAAAAAATACTGCTTGAACGTAGTGATACGCTAATAATAAATAGTAGCGTGAAATTCCAAACTCCTGCACTTTGGAATATTCCAAACTCCTTTCTAATGTGCTCGTCGCTCATGGGCGATATTTAAAATTTCTCCCCGCATGAAAATCAGGCACATCCCCTACGATGAGACGCTCTCTCTGGATCTGTATCTTCGCTGCGGATTGCCGCCTGACCACATTCGGAGTCTCTTGGTTTTTGTCTGCGCCCACCAAGTATCCCAACACCTTAATGTTGATGTTTGTTTTAAAAACCCTCTCTTGTATATCAAGTCCCATAGAGTTATTTTCTAATGTAAAGTCGGGCTCAATAAAAGCCTCGTATTGGTTGCCCTCGTGTTCTATTTTAAAAACACTTGGAGCCCCAGTTTGAGAGGCTAACGGAGCGATAATCTCGTTCATCTGCTGTTGGTATCCGGTCACTATCGAAAGGCTATAAACTACCTCCACAAATGTGGGCATCGGTATGCTTAAAGTTTCATAAACAATATTCTTATTTTCGCCTGGGAAGGTTTGAAATAAATTATTTTTACCGTTACCGGACCTACGAATAGCATTAGCGTTCGCAAAGTTTTTAGTCTTCTCTTGTTCTACTACGCGGGCAACAGCTATTGCACCACCCCTGTCATAGTAATCAAAATAGGGAGGCACATGAACTCCATACCGACCTTTATTCGCTGGGTTCTTGGTCACCGAATTTCTTATTAGAGCCATGAGTGGGTAAATTAAAGTTCTGCCCCCAGTACGCAAAGTAGGATCATCTTTAATTTGGTAGGCTCTTTCGGGGATGGAAAAAATAACCGGAACCTTTTCAAAGCCCTTGTTGGTTTCGCTATAAATATTCAACTCATCGTTTAAATAATTGTAAATAGCGTAATCAATATCCTCTAGCGTCGATGGAGCGAGCGGGTAGGAAGCCGATAGTTGAGTATTGAGAGGTGTATCAAGCGGCATCGAAGAAGCCTCGTCTTGCTTGCCTGCATACTGCGGCAATCTCTAGGGATGTATTATCTAATTTTTCGTCAAACGAAATGTCTTGCCCAAACAGATACCGAGGCTCTGATAAGTCTACAATCTCAAAATACATTCCATCGTATTGAACAAAGTCTCCAAGGCGCACTACTAAATTTTGATCTTCCGTGAGCCGCCTCTTGTGAAAGTGAACGGTAATATTATAGACGTTGTCAAATCCAAACTGCTGTTGCACGCGCTCCGAACCCATGTACTCTACCAGGCTATAAACCCGAACAGGAGGAAGAAAAGTTTTCTGAATAGCTTCACCGTAAAGAGGGTGATAATTTGTGTTTGTTACATCAATAGGAAAATACACAATTTGCTCGCCAACAATCTTTTCAATGATTTCATCACTGATTTGTTTGACAAAGTTACGTTCGGCTCTTCCGACAAAAAGCGGAGGCGGTGGAGACGCTGGTTGTGTCCACTGATTTGGCTGTGCCATTTAGTTATCCCACATATATGCCATGCGGCAAATTCTTGAGAGTGTTGTTAATGCTGTCTTGTAGAGCAGCATCTCCTTCGGCAAGCTTACCGTATACCATTTCATCGAGAACGGTCTTAAGTTCTTCCCTTAGTGAGCTTTGCTCTTCTTTCGCCTCGCTCACCAAGCTGGGACCGTTCAAGGTAATATCACTCCCTGGGATTGGGATAGATGCTAATTTCGACCTCACTTGCCCCAGGGTTTCTTTACATAATGACAGTGCGAATCTTCGCACCCACTGCTTTCCAATGCTATTAATATTCTTATAAGGCACGTTAGGGAAGGGCAGGGTATTCATGTTGTTGACCCCATCTGCACCGTATTTTCTATCTGCCTCTTCAATAAACGCATCTTCGGACACTCGGAATTTTACCCAGAACTTGCTGGGATCGTCCCCCGAGGGAACTGGAAAAAGTCTTAAATAATTGTCATTGAGTTCAAAAGAAAAGTGGGAGGCTCTTACGTTAAGGTTTTCTTCATAGTCCATAGCCTGTAGAATATTTTGCCATGCCGGCACAAGCTGGAAGGTGCTATCATCGGCATACATCCCATAGGTGGACAGATTCCCCACTGTACTAATGGGGTTGCCTCCAAAAAATCTCCACGAAGCTCGATTTGTTTTATAATAAACTTCTTGAACAGTGACGGCACCTTTGCCCACCCTGTCGTAATAGGGGAATGAAGTATTGGCGGGGTCAATAGAAGCTGAATATAGGATTGCCTGGAGGTCATAGTCTTGCACATCTTTGACTGCATCAAACGAAGCCGAATATATCCTTTGGCTAGCTCCCAGACCGACATGCAAAGAAGCGCCACGACCTATATGAGTTGCATAACCCAATTGAAACCGTGGGTATTTTAGATTTGCTTTTGTAGTGTATGATCCATTGAATTCTCCGTCTTCATTAAAAGATCCCGTAGTGTTCCCTAGCAGATCAGATAAAACATTTTTTGCTTGATGGGTGTTTATTAAATAAGAATATTCTAAACACGCCTCTTCATAGGCATTATAAACATTTCTCGGGGTGATCTCTAAATCAAGAATATTCCCCCCTAGTTTATTGTACACATATGCAACTTGGTCAACCGCTCCGCTCACAAAAGGCGCTGTGGTATAAATTCCATATGCGAGCATCCCCGTGACGTCACTATATGTCCCGGTGATTGGAAGAACGAAAGCGCTTGTAGTACTTGCAGGTTGTAAATTATACGCTGCCATTAATTAGTCCCCTCTAGTTGGCGTGGGAAAGTCTCCCTAGTAGATAGTTTTCTCTTCTCGAATTAGTAGATTTAAAACAGAAAACCCCGCCGCGAAGGCGAGGTTCCCCTCATAAAAGAAAACCTCGCCACTTGGACGAGGTTTTCCCGGTTGTTATTCACACCTGTTGGGATAAACTTTAGTTCAACCCAACCAGATCTGCAACAATAACCAACCCATACATGTCACCACGAGTCATCGACTTGGCGTAGCGAGTCATCACGCCCTTGCGGGGCGTGAAATCATCAACACCAAAGATCGTAGGTGTGACCTGTAGCGGGACATACGGAGCATACACATATCCGCTCTCAAGGAAGCTGCTTCCGCGGCGACCAACGAGAATGACATTGCGCATGAAGTAAGGATCGATGAAAATATCCATCTTCCGGCTCAAAGAGCCAGCCTTCATTGCTCCCCAAGAACCCTTGTCGTCATCCAGTTCAACAGCAGCACGGAAGCCACTAGTGAACTCAAGGATGGCAGCAACTTCGGGACCGCAAACAAGGAAGTTTGCGCCGCCGCGAAGCGTCTTGCGGTGGATACGAGCGCTAACTTCGTTAACGGTCTCCAAAAGAGTCTCGTACCATTCACTAACCGTACCTGTGAAATCAGGGAACAGGCTGTTGCCGGAGGCAGCACCCGTGTCACGATTCACAAACTTACCGGGGAGGCGGCTCCACCAAAGCTGTGCAGCCGATGCACCGTTAATGAGATCAGAAAGAATTTCCTGATCGATCTCCAGAGCAATCTGCTCGGATAGAACGCTTGTAAGCTCGACTTCAGCGTCAAGGTTATGATAAGCGTTAAGATCCTGCGCAAGCTCGGGAGTCCACTGTGCCTTCAACTTCTTCGTCTCGGCGGTTACAGCGAGGCTGTCCACCTTGATATCGATCGAAGGAATCGCGGGGCTATTTTCAAGACCCCAGCCACCGTTGGTAGTAGAACCAGCGATTGCCCCTAGAGGACCGGGCGACACAAAACTATCATCAAGAGCGTAGTAGACCTGCGCAACGTTTAGCTGCGTCGCCAAGGTGGCGGCAGCGATAGAGCCATCTTCACTGATGCCAGCGACAACAACCTGCATTATGTTATCTGCTACTGCGAGACCAGAACCCGAGAAGGAAGTCAAGCGACGAGCCTGATATCCATTACCAGTCAAACCGCCACGACCATCCGAACCAGAACACACAATGCTCTGAAGGTTCTTCATGTCAAGTCCAGCCATGGTGGCTCGGACGAGGGTGGAAACTGTATATGTTGAGGTACCGGACACCAAAGCGGGGTCAGCACGAAGAACATGGTAAAGCGATCCATCGGGTGAACTGGCTGCGTCACCATAAGTACCACCAGCGACCGTTACCGGTGCCAGGGCTTGAGAACCAGTAGGACTGGAGAAACCATTAGCCTGTCCCCAGAATCCGGATTGGGACCTTATGCCCCCCAGATCAACACCACCTGTAACGTTAGCGCCAACAATACCACCACCATAAATGGAGGTATCTTGGACGCGTCCAAGACGAGCCGCTTCGCCGGTCGAGAAGGTGGTCATACCACTATCGGGGCTACGAACAAAGTCGAGGAAGAAGATGAGTCCACTGGGGAGGCTCATCGGTTGTACGGACACGAGGTCCTGTGCCAAAAGACCACCGAATACACGGCGAACTAATGGAAAAGCAACTGCGGCAAAACCCTGCACATCTCCGGCCTGCATGGTTGAAGTTTCCTTGAGTAGTTGAGCAGCCTGGTTCTCTAGAAGGCGAGCCATTCCAGAGCGCTGGTAGTCGTTAAGACCTTCCAGTAGACCAGTTCTTTCCCACTTCTCAAGGAGAGCTTCGCCCTCATTGGCCAAAGAGCGCTGGCGTATGCCCTCTGTAAGTGTTTCAATTATAGACATTGTTAAAAAATCTCCTTATATGTTTGTCTATTTGTTTATTCCTGCGAGCGTCGCCCAGCGGTTTTTAACCGGGGTTTCATCAGTGGTTTCTTCCTTGCGGCGTCCACTCAAAATCACAGATGACTTTCTTGATACTACTTCAGACAATGATTGTGGAGCGTTCCGCGAAGGATTGCTCACCAATGTCTTTTGAAGGGTCTCATAAAGCATCTCTGTTTCTTCCACTGACCGTGCGCCACTGACCATCTCAACAATTTTATTTTTTTGCTGCTCATTCAAAGAGGTGTCTAATAGAACACGGTTCGCATACAATAACCTAGCGTTAGATAGGTTAACTTCTTCTAGTCTGTCTTTGACTTTGACTAAAACTTTTTTAAATATGTTATTCTGTTTCCGCAGAGACTCTACTTGTCTTTCGAGTTTCTGCTTTTCTTCAATATCTTTCTTATCCATGCCGGCATCGAGAGCAGAAGAGACTATAGCTTCCTCGTCTTCTTCTTTCTTGTCTTCCTCGGCGGCTTCTTCAACAGCTTCGATTCTTTCGGGAGCTACGTCTACTACGAGCATTTCCTTGAACACATCAAATAGGTCATCTTCATTGATCTCTATTTCATCGTCAGAGCGATTGGCTGGGACTTCTTCTTCTGGTTCAGTTTCTAGAGGAATGCCTATTTCGTCGGCTACCGCTTCAGCATCCATAACGATTTCCTCTTCTTCGCCTTCCTCTGCTTCGGCGGCGGCGATAATCTGATCAAGGTCTACGACCACAATATCATCTTCTTCTGTATCCGGATCGTGAGCCGCAGGTATAGCATTTAAAGCCGAAGAGAGAGTTTCTCCTTCTGCTTCGCCTGGGATATCATCTTGCTCTAACAGTTTGCCCATAGCGTTTTTTACTTCGTGGGCATACTTTTCTACAACGGCAGCTTCCGCATTTTTAAGGGCTGCCTCACGCAGAGTATTGGCGTCCACAATAGCTTGATCTAGCATACTCGACATAAAAAGGTCCCCTCGGTAGTGATATTATATCAACTATAAGTAGTTGTGGTATCAAGCAAAGGACTATCTTTTCTATGTTCCCATAATGTAGTAGACATAAAGATTGCCAACGCCGGCGGTGAGCACCGCAGCTACAACTTGAAAAGTTACAGTGGAAGCACCATTAAGTTTTCCGCCAGTAATGCTAAGGGGGGCGATGGCTGTCTCGGCACCCAATAGTGCAAACG